ACGGCTACCCAAAAGCGTCGGCAGTGAATAAGGCTATTGGCCGAACTATCGCTACTGACGAAAGAGAAGCCGCTTGGGAATCAGTACTAAACTCATAGGTATATATCATGGCAGTCACTGTACAAAGCGTTATCGACAGAGCACAGACCGTGCTTCAGGACACAACAGGTGTTAGATGGCCAGTAGTAGCTGAACTAGTGCTGTGGGTTAATGATGCTCAGCGAGAGATTGCATTACTAAAGCCTGATGCATCTGCGACTAACGCGACTATTACGTTAGTGACTGGTACTAAGCAGGACATTCCGAGCGGCGGTAACAGGCTGCTCAAGGTTGTACGGAATATGTCTGCCGCTAGTAATGGCACGGGCAAACGATCTGTTCGTTTAGTTGACAGAGAAGTGCTCGATGCACAAACGCCAGACTGGCATGACCCGACTGTTTCTGGCGATGCTGCTCACACTGCTATCGTGAAGCACTATATCTACGATGAAGCTAACCCTCGTAATTTCTACGTCTATCCTGGCGTAGCTGGGAATGCCTACTTGGAGATTATCTATTCATCTAACCCAGCCGTTGTTGCACAGTCGGGTACTTTATCGATCCCAGACATCTTTGCCAACGCGATTATGAACTATGTTTTGTACATGGCTTATATGAAAGACGCAGAGTTTGCAGGCAATGCGCAACGTGCATCTAGCCACTTCCAGCTGTTTACAGCTTCGGTCACTGGCAAAGGTCAGATTGACGCGATCACGAACCCAAATATAGAACGTAGGCAGCAAGCTCAACAACTGATGGGATAACGTATGGCGATTTCGTACGAAGCGCTTTTACCTGACATATTGCCAATGGTATCGGGGTGTCCTGATACCTTGGTAAGAAACAGCATACGAGCTGCGGTTATAGAACTGTGTGAACGCGCTAGCGTTTATCAGACAGAATTAGACCCAGTAACTACTGTTGCGAACATCTACGAATATGACCTTGAACCACCCTCGGGGACTTCAGTGCAGAAGATTCTCTGGGTTTCTCATCTAGGCAAAGACGTAGAACCAATAACTTCCACTCTACTAGAACAAAGAATTCCGAAGTGGCGTGAAGGTAACGGGGTTCCCGCATATTACGTGCAGCAAGGGTCTTCTCTTTTCTGGTTAGCGCCAGTACCAACCGTGACGACCGTCGCGAGTACGATAGTGCGTGCTGTATTAAAGCCTACGCATACAAGCACTGCCTGTGATGACGATGTCATGAATGATTATCGAGACACAATAATAAACGGTGCGCTATTTCGCCTTTTGCGAATACCGAATAAAGATTGGACAGAACTCACTGGGGCGCAAGTATACAGCGCACTATTTAACCAAGGGGTTACTGAAGCTGAAAGGAAAGCTCGTGGAGCAGATACAGGTGTTGCACGGAAGGTGAACTATGGCGGCGCAGTTTTCGGGCGAACAAGGCGACGACGGTATGGTAACGGCGGATAGCCCTGTTCAGTCACTCATTGAAGATAATATTCACTGGGTTGCACCAGCGGTAGAAGAAATACTAGCTGACAATCCGCAGCTTACTTATACAGCAGCTGACGTATACCTAGCTTGTGCTCAAGGACAAGCGACACTTTGGACAACCGACGAAGGGATGGTTGTTACAACAGGTGAGACTGACATTTTTACTGGTAAGCGAACGATGCTGGTGTGGCTTGCTTGGGCTAAGAAACGTGGAACGAGCCTAGTCGCACAACACCAAGATTTTTTTATAGAGCAAGCCAAGCAAGGCGGGTTTGTAAAACTGGAAGTTAGGTCTGCCGTACCTGAGTTGAAGGACTATATCCTTGCTCAAGGTTGGCAGTTAGACACGATTGTTTACACGAGAGATGTTTATGGGTAGTTCACCTAAGAAACAAGATTTCCAGCCAACGGAGTCTGACAAGACGTTGGCTCAACAAAGTTTAAAAGACTTCGATAAGGCCCACGAATTATATTTTCCAAAGTTGGAAGAGCTGAAAGCGCAGGCAGCATCTGGTGATGTCGCAAGAACGCTAAGGGGGCGGGCTAATGCAGATACAATGCAAAAAGGTACGGCACCTAGTTACCTCGCAGCTAACAAGACAGATAATGCAGGTCTTTTAGGTTCTGCCCTATCTGGGCAACTAGGCGATGCCAGTGCTAAAGGTGAGAAATTTCAAAACGATATGGAGACTAGCATCCTTGCTACTCGACAAGGCCAATCTGGCGTAGCGAGTCAAGGGCTGACAGCGCTCGCAAAACTGGACACGAACACCCGATTGCAGAACCTGCAGAATAAGCAGCTAGTGGATCAGGCGCGTAGCAACATGACTGGCAAACTAGTGATGGCTGGCGTGCAAGGTGGCGCAAAGGCAGGCCTATTCGGCGGTGCTGATAGTAAAATTAACCAGTTCTTCCAGAATTTTTCAAGCAACTTGGGAGAGCAAAATAGAAATAACAGAGGGTACGGCTAATGAATGGAATAGCCGATGGTATTGAGTTCAATAACATGTCCCCCAATTACGGGTACGGCGCAAGTTACGGTGGTAGTAGACCGAGCACAAATGACCCTGATGCCATGCTGGCTTATATGACCCGCAAAGACGCGGAGACATATGAGCGGGATTACGGTCAGTGGGAAAGAGACTTGCTTGAGCGTTCAAGTAACGATACTAGTTTGATTGATGATGCTCGTGAAGACTCCGCTATGGCATCTACTTTGTCTCAAGGCGTAGTAGATCGGAACAGAGCTAGATATGGCGTTAACCTTACGCCTGCTCAAGCGCAGCAACAACAACAAACCGCCCAACGCGACAACACTCTCGGTGGTATCCAGTCTCTACAAGACGCACGACTAGCGCAGCGAGACCTGAATCAAGACATGCTGGGCAGAATTATTGACATTGGTCAGGGGGTCTACAGCCGATCTATGCAAGGTATGACCTCCGCTGCTAGTAACAAAAAAGCGCTCGACAATGCTTACTCCGCAGCAAAAGCGCAATCAAAAGCACAAACATATTCCACAATCGGTTCTTTGGGAAGCGCTGCCATCATGGCTGCGTTTTTGTTATAGGGGTTACAAATGGCTTTAGACGGTAATGCTTTTTTTAGCGGTGTGACTTCTGCTGCTGCAGGGTATGGGGCCATGCTTTCCGCTCGACAAAAGCGCGAACTTTTGGCCGCTGAAAATAAGCGTGCAGAAGATCGTAATGAGCGCGAACAAGCGGTGGAAGGACGCGCTGCCGAGAATAATGAATACAACAAAACGCTACGCGCACGGGACGAGGCGATCCGTGACGCGCAAGAAGAACGAGCCGCCGCTGCAGAAAAACGTGAGGCTGCTGCAGCAGGACGTCTTGCTGACACGTTCGCCTATAACCAGAGCCAGCGACCCGTTACAGAAAGGCGAGCCGAAGCCGCAGAACAACGACTTGTCAATCAGGACAAAAGATACCAGCAAACGTCTGATATACAAGCGACGAAGGAAGAAGAACGGACGCAGAAAGAATTCAATAAAGCGTTAATTGGGGAGTTGGCTTCGACGAAGAGCTACGGCATAGGTACTCCAGGGCAAGTGGACGATCCTATAGCTCTTGCGGAAGAGAGGCCTGACTTGATCATCGGCGCACTTAATCGCCACAAAAATTATCAGTTTGCCGTTATAGACGGGGAAAAAGTTGAGATCGACATTATTGGTCTTACTGTCACTGACAATGCTGTTATACCACGAATCGCAAACGCTGAGACGGGGGAAGAGCTTACGCCTACTATCGGCGGTACTAATAAAGATGCCGACCCTGTTCTGATGCAAACTCACGCGCAGTTCAGCAGGCTCGTAAATAACGAAGTGGCATCCGCTCTAAACAATGGTGGTTCCGAGGCCAGCGTGTATCAGAGTGAGCTTGTAAAATTCGGTGGTATGACTGCTACGAGGGCGCAAAGGGCTGAAGAACAAGCTATGCGTGATGAAGTTTTCCAAAAAAATATAGATAAGTATGGTCAATCTGCAGAAGCAACAAGAGCATACATGGGTGTATTAAACGAAGCGTCATACGACGAGGTTGCTGAACAGTACGTAAGTCAAGGCGGGGATATAGAAAAACTCAGAGCGACACTGAAAGAGCAGGACGCGGCTGCAACTGCTGCCGCTAAAGAAGCTGAAGATTCGAAGAAGATGCAAATTGTACGAAGCTCGGAGGAAACAGCAGCTGAGTTAGCAGCAGGCGGCACAGCGTTACGCGCTGCTGAGCTAGGCTTGGATTTAAAAAGCTACCCTCTGTATGAAGGCATAAGAGAAGCGACAGATAAACTTCGTAGCGCGGGCGGCATATCTGGAATATTTGATGACCAGTCAGGGAAATCATATAAGACTAACACTGCTGCAGAGAAGTGGTATGACACCAACTCTCCAGATTTAGCAAAACAGATGCTGAAAAACCCCGCGATTAAAACGAAGTTTGATTCCCTCGGCCCCGTGAAATTTTTTCAGCAATATGGTGTAGACACGGCAGGGGGACAAGTTGAACCTAAGAACATGTTGGCCTCCATTCAGCCACCACCGTTTCCGCTGACGAAAGAAAATATAATCGCAGCCATTACTGATCAATCAAAACGACCTACCAAAGAACAGCGAGATGACATGGTGCAGTTCTTGGTAGACAACGATGTGGTTACTGACGCTAAGTTCAGAGCGGGTATAGAGAGCAGCAAGCTACCGCCAGAAGAAGCGGCAGCAGCTATCTGGACTGCGGTCGCTTATGGCCCTGGCACACCAGCAGAGCGCACTGCTGAAGGACAAAGACTAATAAACTTGGCTAGGCGGGGCGACACTAAAGTAGGTGTCGAAGCGCAAGATAGAATTGATAGCAGAGCGCAGACCCGTGAAGATAATCTGCAAATGGCCAGAAACAAGATATACGCGGACAAGAAAGCTGCGGAAGTAACGCGCGAGCAAGAGCTAACTGATGAACAACGGGCACTCGACCGAGAGGAACTTAAAACTGCTCAAAAATATGTTGACGGAGTATCAGAGAGATACTTCACGACTGTAGAAGCTGGGCCACCTTCTGCGAAGCAAGCGAAAAAAATAGTGACACAGTTGCGTCCGGTAATGCAAAAACTGAAGAGAGCGCAAGGGCCAGACGCAAAGCAAGAGATTTTGGGTGCGGTAAACATGATGATGAGTTCTGCCCTTCAGGGCTATGCGGTAAAGGACGGGTTCTTCGCAAATTTAACAACTAACGATGACGTTGACGATGGTCAGAAGACTGACTTCAACGCTAACTTTATTATGCTTGGCCCTGATCAGACGCTTGTTTATGCGCCACCAGGGGGGCAGGCAGGCACCGAAGTAGAATTAGAAGACCTCCAAGAAGTAGATGCTTCGTTCGCAGCGCTGCTGAAACTTACCGCTGAGCTAAACTCCGCTACGCCTAATGCTGAGAAATAGTCCATGTCAGAAACAGACCTGTTTAATGAACTTGTTTTTGGCGAAGAAAAGGATGCTGCAGCATATTCGGATGCGCTAGAGACTCGACCTGAAGCTGTTGCGCCTGATGGACTAATAGACACATTCGTTGCGGGAGTAAAGTCTGGCACGAAGGGTCTATCTTCAGATTTAGAATACTTCAAAGCGGGTGCTCAAACTCTCATAGGTGATAAGGAAGGCGCAGCGGAAAGCGTGCAGGATGCCCGTGCTTTAGAGCAGCTTGCCGCACTGCCGATGGAACAAATAGAAACCTTTAGTGAGTTTCTAGAAGAGCCGTCTATCGAAGGTTTTTTAACACAGGTTGCATCAGGCACTGGTCAGATATTACCTAGCGCAGTTATTTCTATAGGCTCGGCAGGCGCTGGCTCTGTCGCAGCGGTTGGCCTACGTGCTGCGGGGGGCTTGACCGCAAAGCACCTATCAAAAAGACTTATTCAGGAAGCTGTCGAAGCTACTGCTAACGGCACTGCTAGTCTCGCCCAGAAACGAATCGCTCAAGGTGGCTATGAAGCGCTACGGGAAGCATATGCCAAACAGAAGCGACGCGACATAATAGAAGGCGGGTTAACTGGTGCATACGCTGCAGAGTTTGGGACGCAAACTGGCGGTAATATATCTGAGGCTTTAGAGGCTGGTGAGGAACTCGACAGGCGTACGGTTGGTCGAGCTGCTCTCGTTGCGATCCCACAAGCCACTGTAGGTGTGTTGGGCGAAGTAGGTTTGGTAAAAATGCTTCAGAGCATGGCCAAAACAAAAGCGGGTTCAGGAAAATCTATCTGGGCTAAGTACGCAAGAGACTTTACTCAAGCTGGCGCAACTGAAGGTACAGCAGAAGTAATACAAGAAAGTATTGCTGTAGC